CACTACGCGAAATACATGGACGAAACTGATACAACGTACCTGATGTTATTGCTTGAAAGACAGACTATCGCGCTCGAGGAGATCGCTAAGAGTCTAGAACGCATGAGGTTGGACGCATGAAAAAGGGTTCTTGTGATTGTCCAGATGTTAATTACATCTGGTATGATGGCGTCAAACCTGATTGGACATGCCCGGATTGTAAGATGGGTATACTCTGGAGGAGTTGGGACGAATGAGAGGAATAATCCAGTGCATGAAGTGTGCGTTCTTCCAGTCATGGATCGGCAAGGATTACCATGCGCAGGGTTACGCTCGCGGTGTTTCAGACTGTCGCAAGTGTGGACGACGCAATCAATTCTCTCCATCATCTAGAAGATGGACCAATGGAGAGCGCAAAGGTCGAACTGCAGCTGTCTGGTTCACCGTCCGCCCAGAGTGGATGCCCAGGCACGCTCTGAATCAGGAAGCCATCGCCCGGAATCTCCACGCAAAGGAGGGGGTAACCATGGAAGAATACATTCCAGCGTTCCGAAACGCTCTGACATCAAGAGACATGGCGTCACCAGACTCCAGAGACATCACACCAGAATAGAATCGCTGCGATCACCACCGCGACCGTGACCCATTCCCATGGATCTAGATCGATGCGGATTCTTTTTTCTCCCCATTCAATGTCGATGTCTTCCTTCATCAATAAAACAACCAATCAAAGAAGGCCATCGGCCCTATCGTTATAGGATTCAGCCTCAGGAGTCCTTGTATCATTAGAACATCTCCTGCAACATACGCCAGAACGCGTTCTTTGAAATCTAAATCAGACCAAGGGTTGAATGCTGCCGTCATCATT